AATACAAGCTGTCTTCCATGTTTTTGTTTTAGCCTGTCAATGCCTACTCTGTTAAAGATTTTCGGCTTCCTCTATAATGTCATTGAATACACCATCCCTCCTGTAAGTAACCAGGAAAGGAATATAATTAGCGTTCCATACTTCTTGGCCTGAAGTGTTCCCTTCTTAGCCTGATGATTGCAGAGAATTATTTCGTGTTTCATTCTTCTTCTTTTTCAATTTCACCCGTTCCATTGCAGTTATCGCAGTCCACATAGTAACCACAACCACCACAGCAATCTCCTCTGTATGTTGTGCATTCTCTTGATGTGTCGTTATACCAAGCACCTTCACCGTTGCAGTCAGGACACTCGATCATCTCAACTTCTTTGGTCAACTCGTACATTCCACTTGCCTCATCCTTTCGCATCATTTCGCATAGCAGTTCCTTTTGTTTTTCCGAAGGTAATTCCGAACCCTCATTCTCTTTGGTGTCAAGACTTTCAGAATGTTTTTCATCTGTCAATTCCGTAGCTGGTTCAACGCAGAATCCGCAGGTCTGTTTGTCCTGTTGAGCTTCTTCCCATCCTTGCAAGTATGCTTCTCTGAGAGGTTTCAATCTGTCAACGTCAAACTCTTCATGAATTGGGTAAAGTTCCAACGCCATCTCTTCTGCTTGTTCTCTTGTTTTCATCACTTGATTTTAAATGTTCGTTTTCAATTTGCGGTGTTGCACTATCTCTTATAAAGTGTAACCTCTGTGCCGTCCTCGTTTGTCTTGAAGTAGTAGCCATTCTTTGAGGTTAAGGTAAACTTGTCCTTGTAGCCCCATCTATAAGTATCAAACCCAATAATCTCAACCCTATCATCCTCCAACTTCTTCGCTTCTTCTTCGGTCATGCGGAGTTTGTTGATGAAGTCGAGAACGCTTATCAATTGTCTACCATCAGCATCTAAGTAAAAAATCAAAACATCTTTAGAATCAATCCATAAAAAAGGATAGTCAATTGTGTCATTGAACTCATTTTCATTGTACCAATCAACCCCTCCCAATTCAGCAGCCATTTTTACAGTTTCAAATTCGAGTTCTGTCTCAGGTGTGCAGCAATACTTTGCTAAGTGTTTTAGTTTGTAGTTCATTTTAATCGGTTTTTGTTTTAGAAATTAATATGTAGTCAGGACAGGACTCGAACCTGTATCTCTCTGATAAAATCAAAGGCGTTACCAATTACGCTACCTGACTATAAAAAGAAGAGAGCTTTGTTATCCTGAGCCGAAACTGCTGTAAGTTCTGATCGTACCAACCCTAAGTTGGTTTACTGCACGAGGTTTACCGCTACTCTTCTGATGCATGGTTACAGACTTTCTAAACAGTGCGGACAATACGCATGATCTGTGCAATTGTCAAGATGTTCATGACAGTTCCAACATTCATAGGTATCATCTTCCTCATCTAAGACCATGAACATTGCGATCACGGTCAAAGATAAGAAGAATATGATGACAGCCAGTATCATACTGATCTATCTGATAGGTTTTCAAAAATGCCGTCAAAAACCTCATCCGGAATATTAGACTCTTCAGCGTGTGATGCAGTAAGATGGTCAAGCTCTGCACGTTCAAGTGTTTCGTGCATCTCAATGATCTCATCCATCTCATCATACAGTTCCATGTGATGATCAATGTCATCAAGGATATCCTGGAAGAAGTCTGTTACTACAGCATCATTACCGTCCACTGTCATCTCTGAGAAATCAGGATTCAGCAGAGGATTGTTGATGAAGTCTTCAATACTTGATCTTACGGAGATCAATAATTCTTTTCTTGTTTTAGCCACGATGTTTGTTTTTGTTGGTTAGTAAAATAATGACGGCCATGAACAATGTCACGACCGTCTGAAGAATTGCATAAACTATTACTGTGCCTTCCATATCTTTCTTTTTAACATGATGATATAGATCAACATGATGATGAATATAATAGGCTCAATAATTACAAAGATCCAAATGTTGACCTCTTTGTATGTAATGTCAAAGATGCGGGCTATCCATACAAGGACAGCCACGCAGATATCAAATAACTCAGCCATATCAATCTATCTTTATGGCCAGATGATAGGTGGCTGAGTAGTAGGAGTAACTGGAATCAACAGAACTCCAATGATCCCAATCAGTATCCTTTGGTATGGCCTTACCATTGTATACTCCGTAGAGACTCAATCTCTTTCTTAGTTGTGAAGATGTCATCTTCTCTACATATACTACAGTATCTCCTGCACTAAGATACTGATCATGATGTCCACAGTTAAGAGTGAACATCTTTCCATCCTCCACATCAACAAATGTGGAACGGTTGCTTTCACACGAGGCCAAAAGCATAACGGCACTGACAATTGCAAGTAACTTTTTCATACTGCTTGGTTTAAGACACCATGAATATGACGTCTGTTGTTATTGAACTCAATGAACTTACCGGATATGATGGATTCTACTGAAGCATTGTCACCCCATGTTTTGAGGTTCCTGTAAAGCTCAGTGTCAACATATCCCTGTTTGAGCATGTTCTTGATCCTTCTCCAATCAGAGGTTCTTGTTGGATCAATACATTCTCTGGTGCTCAGTATGAAATTTATCTTACGTCCTGATCTGAGCTTCAGGACAAGAATGAACTGTACCTTTTTCATCTTTATGTCGGTTATACAGTTAACTCACTTGTGTAGGTAGAGCGTTCACCTGTGTTTTACACCTAAAACTTTAATGACTTTTGTGCCAGCCCAACGCTGTGTATTCTGTCTATTAAAGAAACTGGTGCCCTCAACATCTTGGGAAGTTATTGAGTTTTTTGTTTCTCTCCGAAGAGAGTTTTGCTGCCTGACTTCCTTGCGGATCAAGAGGAACATCCTCTAAGTGTGTTAGCGCACACCTCTGTTAGTTTTATTATCATTATGATAATACTACATCATTACTGATGACCTCTTCGTTAGTTCAGAGGATTTAAAGAAGGTCACACCCTCCGAAGAGGAATGCGACCGACTAAAGTATCTTATATGCCAAAGGTGTAACCATCTTCAACATCAAGTTGCATCTGAGGAGATATCTGTCTGATAGCATCCTCAAGATTGTAATCATGGATCTCATATTCAAGACCATTGACACCACCACCATTGTTGCAATAGTGTGGTTTTGTTCTTGTAGCAGGGAAAACAGAGACTGAAATGATAGTATCTGAGTTCCATTCTGTGACTATGATGTACTTTCTAAGCATGATATTGTTGTTAGTCGGTGTGAAAAGGAAAATGGTTTCTGCTATATTTATAAAGACACACTGGCAGAATTGAGTGTGTGGAAAAGGGTGTCAAGTGTGGAGTAGAGTATATGACACCACACACATCTCCACACAAACATGACATAAATAACTAAAGTTCAATCAGTTATCTTCTGAAATGTCTGTGGGAGTGAGTGTTAAGTCCACGAGAAGGACGCTCATCCTACTCACTTACTTTACAAGCAGTAAAAAGAAGAGAGCCCGTTAGGGCTCCTTCTGTTACGCATTGATAGTGCGTTTGGCAACAAACTCTTGAAGGGCTGTTACAAGGCCTTCAAAGACACGAACTCTACCCTCAGTGGAGAGAGACCCGTAGATAGCAACGCCACCAGCTACATTACTATTAGCTTTGGCGGTGAGACGGGAAGTAAGGTGGATATCATCCAACTCTACTTCATAACTATGCCGTTCACCTGGCATGGTTATGAGAAGACCTTCAGCGATTTCGCGCTTGATAGTATCGCCTTTGGCATACTGGTCAAGAAGGTCACACACTTCCGGTGAGTTCACATCTGCCGGAAGATAGATAGAAACACCCGGCTCAGCCGAGATTGTTTCGTTAAGATACTCTGCTTCTACTGTCTTAGGGTATACACCGACAGACATGTAGAATTTTTCGTTGCGGCTATTTGTACCGGAACGGAAAGAAAAAGTTACTTTTGCCATTTTTTTAGATTTTAGGCGTTAGACTTAAATTACTGCAGAGGGGGACTTTCCCCATCCGCAGAACCTAGGTGGGTTATAGGGAGTAGGTAATCTCTCTCACCTGCACAAAAAATTTTTCCCAGAAAAAAAATTTTATTTATCTTTGTACCCAACCGGTCAGAGACACTCCTGTTCAAAGTTCAAAGTCTTACACTTCAGGTACCACCTGTTGGATCAGATAAATGAAACTCAAAAACGGCAGTTAGGGTCTACGGTGCGGTTTTTGACCAGCAACAGTCTGGTGTTTTTCGCGGTGATTCCAAAAAAACTAGGGAGAGAGGGTTTGAAATTGTGTCTTTTTTAGAACAATGCTTGTATTATTGAAAAGTATTGTGTAGGTTTGCATCAGGATGGGAAGAACGATAGTAATAGGAACGGACAGTAAACGGTTTTTCCGACTGTACCTTGAGATATTGAAAGCCATGCCTCCCCTGAATCAGCTCTCGAACAAAGACTGTAATGTACTGGCTGAAATGATGCGGAGGAATGCGGAGCTTTCCATGTCTTTTAAGGATGAAGAGGATCCAAAGAAATGGGAACTTGTATTTTCACCGGCCACTCGCAAGGAGATGAGGAAGTTGTTAGGGTTGACAGAGGCCAGCTTTAACAACTCCGTGTCTCTTTTGCGTAAAGCAGGTATTATTAAGGGTAACCAGTTGTCCAAGGCCTTTGTTATTTACCCCTCGGATGTTAATAAGGTGACATTTGAGTTTAGGATCAAGAAAGATGGAACTGAATTACAGGTTCGAGAGGAACAGCTTGAAGGAGCTGGAAAAGTTGAATGATACCATTGCAGAATCTTTGCAGGTTTATATGAAGGAGAGACCTGAGTCTTCAGTGAATGTGGATTTTGATGCAGAGAATCTGGTAATAAATCTTAGGATAGTCATAGATGACCGAGCAGGAGAGGATATTGAAGGACGCATCTTTGCGAATAGGCATTCCGTATAATGTGATGCTGCATGTATGGAAGATGCAGTGGAAGTATGTCAATAAGGTGATAACTTCCGGAGAACAGTCTGATCCTTCAAGTATGGGAGAGGTATATATAAAGGATCTTGGAAGATTGAAGCCTAATGATAGGAGTTTAAAAAGGGTAAATGAAAGGAAAGCTGACAGAGATAATTGATGGATGGAAGCATCTCATCAATCGTGATCCTCACGTAGAGGAGGTTGCGTTAAAAAGAGCAGGTATATGCGCAGAGTGTCCTGAGGCCCAGAAGGTGTTAGGTGTTCTGAAGTGTAATGCATGTGGATGTCCGTTGATAGCCAAGACCAGGAGTATGGACAGTAAATGCCCTAAGAACAAGTGGAATGATTGAGTCAGGGATTACTTTGACAGTATGGGGAAATGATGGTATGCCATCTGATATTGTTGAAGGTGTAGAAGAGATAATCAAATATCTATTGAAGTATGAAAGAGGTAAGGTTGAAGTTGGACTTTCTGATAGGGGATACTGTTTATCTGAAAGCAGCAACGCAGTCTCTGCAGGGAGGGTCAGAGATGAAGGGAACGGTGATACAGATAGCAATACACTATAGTGGTATGCCGGAATATCTTGTGAGATGGGGTGACTTTGTAAGCAGTCAGCATATTCCTGATGAACTTAGTACAGAACCGGAGCTATGACGATAGGTGGTAACGATCCTGGAGATTTTTTTAAGGATGATGGAGGGTTGAGCTCTCTTTTGTTGTTGATCTGTGGTTGGCTATTTGTCCTTTACATGATAGGGGTGATATGATGGAGTATATTGAGCATGTCAATGATGCAGGAGAGATCCTCAAAGTGAGGATGAGCTTTTCAAATGGAAGATTGGAGGGTGAGACCAGGGAAGAATATCTGTTCAGACGTAGTTTTATGAAAGAGCAGATCAAACAGTATAAAAAAGGAAAAAGAATCAAGTAAGATGGAGAAGAACACAAGTGGATTCACGCCTAAGAACGGGCACATTGTGATCAAGCTGGAGCTTATCACAGAAACAAAGTCAGGTATCATTATGGCAGCTAATAAGGAAACGGGACCTATTTACAATCCGTTCGTTAAGATCGTGGATGTGGCTGATGATGTAAAGACATTCAAAGCAGGTCAGATAGGATTGTTGTTGGCGGGAGTACATCCCTCACCTATTCTAGGTCTGGACGATGAGGTGTATTTCCTTATCAAGTCGTATGATCTTATGGGTACGTATGATAAGGAACCTTCAGAGGATATGTTGCAGACCATTGTTTCATCTGACCTGAACAAGAAGATCGAACGTGATCTTACACGTTATCTTGACCCTAAGATGGTTGAAAAGGCCAAGGGCATGAAGAATAAGTGGAAGACGGTTGATCCTAAAGAAGTACAACTGCCCGGATAATGGATCTTTTCTACATGGAGAACGGTGTAGTTGCCTGGTTGCCACAGACCCTGGCGATCAAGGAGTTCAAGGCCGTATGGACCAAGAACCGCAACAAGGACATGTCGTTCAAGGAGCTGAGCTACATCTTCTTCATGGAAGATCTACGTTCTCCGTTCCGTAACTATACGGATGAGGAGAAGGAAGGTAAGATCATAGATGCTGTCTTTGATAAGGACTGGAAACCTGACGCAAAGGTAAAGGCCGCTCAAGAGGTCTATAGGGAACTTATGCAGACAAGATCGATGAAGTTGCTGAAGAGTGCGTGGAGCAACCTGGACGATCTGTCTGAGTTCTTGAATAGTATTGATTATAACGAGAGGGATAGTAACGATAAGTATGTCAACGACATCTCCAAGGTAAGAGGTACCATCGAAGCACTTCCTAAGCTTGTTGCGGCTCTTAAGAAGCTGGAGGACGAGGTTAAGAAGGAGGTAGAGGAAAGTGGTAGCTTAAGAGGAGGTCGTGAAAAAGGAATGTTTGAAGATGATCTTGGATAGCACAAGCTTTACGTATACAGGGTTGTATAACCTAACAGAGAGACTTCTTGAGAAGATCTTTGTAGATAATGTGGATGAGGTTACACTTGAGGTGACAAAAGCTGAGAAGAAGACACTTAATAGTGAACTTAGGTTTTATCCACATCTTCTTGCAAAGGCTCCTAAGGGAGCCGACTATCATCTTATTGGACCTAATGCACTTCTCATAACAGTTAATGACAATGACGATCAATGATGATGAGACCTTCAGTTATGAAGGTATAGATGATCTGACATTCAGATCTCTTAAGTATATGCAGAATGAGGAGATGAAGCTCACTCTTACGAGAAAGGAATACATCAGACTCATGCATGATCTTAACAGGGATGCTTATAGCTTTACTGTAAAGGATAATCAGGTTACAGGACCTAATAACCTGAAAGTGATATTCAATGTCAAAGAAGGAAGATATACAGAGACAGGTATATGATCTGATAGACGAGATACCCATCCTGTCCTACATGACCTCCCTGGACAGGCCCTATGCGGACATGATCCCAAGGGACGATCAGGGCAGGATCAAGGTAGATGTTACACGGCCGCACATTCTGAAGGATATGGACTACTTCAGACCTGCGGCCATTCATTTTCAGAAGCACGGGTGTTATACGCATCTGATGCCCAACCCACATCCCAAGTCAGATTATATGAAGTTCTGGTTGGAGGAGATAAGACGTTGTAAGGAGGGGTATGTACGTAAGGAGGACGGTGAGTGGGTATCCGGTTACTACTACTGGTATCTGAACTACTGCCCCATCATGAAGACCGTCATACTGGAAGAGAGCGATGATTCTGATCTGAAACGTGCGGACAGGGTGTTTACTTTCCCTGATGTGTGGGACAGTGACTATCTGTACTTCCATTACCTTGAGCAGGCAGAGCAACGTGGATTGCATGCAGTGGTGCTCAAAACGAGGGGACGTGGATTCTCTTACAAGGGAGGGTCTACCATGGACAGGAACTATTATCACGTACCTCAGTCAAAAAGCTATGCACTTGCATCGGAGGGTGAGTATCTGAAAGGTGATGCCATACTTGACAAGGCCTGGGATGTAATGGATTTTGTGGATGAGTACACTCCATGGAAGAAAGCAAGGGATGAGAAGGACACTGCAATGCACAGACGTGCATCTTATAAGGATCCCAAGACAAAGGTTGTAAAAGGGTACAAATCTGAGATCATAGGTGTTACACTTAAGAATCAGCCAGAACGTGCAAGGGGTAAGAGGGGTAAGGTCATCCTGTTCGAGGAGGCCGGTAAGTTCCCACATCTTCTGAAGGCATGGTCAATTGCAAGACCATCGGTAGAGCAGGGCAATGTGACGTTCGGTACCATGATAGCCTTTGGTACAGGTGGTACCGAGGGAGCTGACTTTGAAGGTATAAGGACACTGTTCTCACAACCTGAGGGTTATCGTATATATGCCATCAGGAATGTATTCGATCAGAACGCTCCTGAAGACAGTCTGTGTGGATGGTATTGCGGAGAGTATTTTAATAGGGAAGGGCATTACGATAAAGATGGTAACTCTGATGTTTTTAGTGCTCTTGTGGAGATCATTGAGGAAAGGGAAAAGGTCAAGAAGGCCACCACGGACCCCAATGCGATGATTCAGGAACGGGCTGACCGTTCCATTACTCCTCAGGAGGCCATGATGAGAAGGGAAGGCAGTATCTTCCCTGTTGAAGACCTTAAGGTACAGAGGTCAGAGGTTGAAGCACATCCGGCAAGATGGACGGACAGGATATTCAATGTGGATCTTGTCAATCGTAACGGTCAGATAGAGTTGAGGCCTTCTGATAATTATCCTATAAAGGAGTTTCCGGTAAGGGATAACTTTGGATTGCATGGATGTGTGGAGATATTTGAGCATCCGCCTGAGGATGAGGTGCCGGCAAACATGTACATAGCAGGTGTCGACCCCTATGACGATGATGTGTCAACTACTGCATCTCTCGGATCATGTATCATCATGAACAGGATAACCAATAGGATAGTGGCAGAGTATACAGGCAGGCCGGCAACTGCAGAGAAGTTCTATGAGATCTGTTACAGGCTCATAAAGTATTACAATGCCAGATGCAACTACGAGAACAACAAGAAGGGAATGTTCTCGTATTTTGAGAAACGTAATGCACTGTACCTGCTGGCAGATACTCCTAAGATATTGAAGGACATGCAGATCATGAAGACGTCTACCTTCGGTAATACGGCCAAGGGTACGAATGCTACAAAATCCGTCAATGCATGGGCAAGGTCCCTTATAAAGTCCTGGCTACTTGATACTGCATACTCTGAGGAGGAAGGGCAGGATCATGATAGACTTAATTTGCATACCATTTGGAACACTGCGCTGTTGAAAGAGCTTGAGATGTACAATCCCAACTTCGGCAACTATGACCGTATATCTGCGTTGGGTATGGTGTTGATACTTAAAGAGGACATGTTCAAGATGGATGTGGTGGATGAGCCCAGAACATACCCATCATTCTTTGATAGCAGACCTTCTATGAGAAGAAACGGCCATAGAAGAGAGCCTAAACAATTGTTTTCTGGATACACTCCTGTACATATGCGTCATAAAAAGTAAGTAATTTTGTGCCCATGGCCGTATCTGATTATGGATTAAGTGGATTTCCATCCCAAAAGAGATCCCTCACACAGAAGGGGGAAAGCTGGAGAAAGAAGTGTGTGCAGTCTGCGATAGATCATGCATTCTCCGCAACTGAGTTCAAGACGAACTACAGTGAGATGAGGGCTAACATAGACCTCTACAACAACAGACTTGACACTAAGGAGATGATGGAGTTCTGTGATCCCTTCGCATTGGGATCGGACTCCTTTCCAATTAAACCACGTAACTATCCCATCGCTGCACCGAAGATAAATCTTCTTGTAGGCGAAGAGGCAAAGAGGGTCTCTGACTTCAGGGTCAAGATCGTCAATGAGGATGCTGTTTCCCAAAAGGAGAAAGAGATCAAGGATCGATACATGAAGACATTCATGGAAGAGATCATACAGGAGCCTAATATTGATGAGGCCACGATCGAAAAGAAGATAAAGGATCTTGAGAAGTGGAGAAAGTATGAGTATCAGGATATCCGTGAACGTAGGGCCACACACCTCCTTGAGCATATCAAACATGAGGAAAAGGTGGACAAGAAGTTCAATGACGGATTCTTGGATGCACTTCTTACAGGACTTGAGATCTATGCAGTTGATATCGTAGGAGGGGAACCTTCACTGAGAAAGTGCAATCCTCTCAATATTAAGACCATCCGTACATCTGAAAGTAATCAGATAGAGGACTGTGATATTATTGTAGAGTATGCTTACTACTCTCCTGGAAGGATCATTGACATGTTCCATGATCATCTTAAACCTTCTCAGGTGTCCATGTTGGAGAGAGGTAAGGCAGGATATTCTGCAGACGATGATAAATCATTCATCAATCTTGGAGAGAAGGAACCTGATCTGCCGGCCATCAATCTCATTGAGAACACTGAAGGGCAGTTGGTAGCATCAGATGAGCTTATAGACTCATCCTTTCATTTGCCTGAATATACCAGTACAGGATCAATTCTCGTTACCCGTGTGGTATGGAGATCGTATCAGAAGGTGGGACGTCTGAAGTACTATGATGAGGTTACCGGTGATGTACAGTACAAGCTGGTGTCCGAGTTCTATGAAGCTGACACTGCACTTGGTGAAGAGGTCAAGTGGTACTGGGTGACCGACTGGTGGGAAGGTACACGTATAGGACGTGACATCTACGTAAAGATGCAGGCATTCCCCATAAAGGCGTATTCAATGTCAAACCCATCCATTTCACAATGCCCGTACATAGGATCGGCATACTCTGTGAACGATGATGACATTACTTCTCTTATGGGAAGGATGAAGCCTTATCAGTATCTGTACAATGCATTCATGTGGAAGACGCAGGATGCCTTTGCAAAGTATAAAGGGGTCATCGGTACCATCGACCTTGCACGTACTCCTGACGGTTGGGAGTTTGAGGATGTCCTGTACTATGCAGAGCGTATGGGCTGGATGGTAGAGGATTCTTTCAAAGAAGGTGACAAGGGAGCATCTACAGGTAAACTTGCTGGCAATCTTCCTGGAAGAAGTACTCCTATGGACTTTAACCTTTCTGGATACATTCAACAGAATCTTGCAATGCTCAACTTCCTGAAGGTTGAGATGGGTGAGATCTCAGGAGTATCAAAGCAGAGAGAGGGCAGTATACACAATAGAGAACTTGTTGGGAATGTCGATAGGTCTGTTACTCAGTCTTCTCATATTACTGAAGTTTATTTCAGTATGCATGAGGATGTCAAGAAGCGAACGCTCACAGCGTTATTAGAGGCGGCCAAGTTTGCATACAAGGGTAAAAAGAAGATAGTACAGCATATATTGGATGACATGTCGTCTGAAATATTTGAACTTGATGGTGACCACTTCCGTGAACTGGATTTTGGTATCGTCATGTCAAATAACCTGTTGGATGCTCAGATGAGAGAAAGATTCATCCAACTTGCTCAGGCAGGACTACAGAGTGATAAATTGAATTTCAGTCAATTGATGGACATCATGACAGACAGGTCCATCTCCAGTATGAGACGTAAGATCGAGACTGCTGAAGAAGATGCCATCCAGCGTCAGCAACAACAGCAGGAAAGACAGCTCCAGGCGGGTCAGCAGCAACAACAGCAGCAGATCGAAGCCAACATGGCAATGAAACGTATGGAGATGCAGCATGAGACCGATCTACAGACATCTCAGAATGAGAAGGATCTTGCAATTGAAAGGCTCAAGCAGGCATTCAAAGCTGAGTCAGAGGATGTTAAGAGACTGAAAGTAGAATACGATAAGATGGAGAAGGATATGGATAGGGAGCACGAGGCACGTCAGAAGGAGTTGGACCGTCAAGCCAAGTTGGCGGTAGAGGCTACTAAGCAACGTACCAAGTAATTGCTATAAAAACAACCATCATAAATGTGAGTAGAAACATGGTTTCAGTTAAAAGTGAATATTATATAGTCTAATTTTGTACGTTAGAAAAATGGCAGAAGAAACGAACGACATTTTTGGAGGGTTTGATCTAAGTAATGACAACCTTATCCATTTTGATGAAAGGGGAGAAGTTATCGATGCTCCCAAGAAAGAAGAACAACAAGAGCCTACTCTTGGAAAGATCGATATTGAAGAAACTCCGTCCACCAAGGTAGGAGAAGTACAGCCTGAACCTCAATTGGAAGTAGAAGAACCTTCCTCTGAGGGCGCTCCCTCTTCTCCATCCGAACCTTTAAGGTTATTTGCCTCGGTGCTTTTGGAGGAAGGCGTCATTGATGCTGAAGACGACAGATTGGAAGGTCTTTCCGGACCTTCTGATCTTGTCGATCTTATCAAGGACACCATCAAGAAGAATGAATATGCTGATCTTAACGATCAGGCAAAGCAGATGTTGGAGGACTACCGCAATGGAGTTCCTTCAGAAGTGATCCGTAACTACAACAATCAGAAGTTGCAGTTGGAAAGATTGCAGACATCTCAGATCCTGCCCGATGATGCTGACAGTGATGATATCGCTGCACAGAAGGAGCAGATCAGAAAGACACTCATCTACAATTCATTTGTTGCAAGCGGTATCAATCCGGAACGTGCCAGAAAGCTTACAGACCGATCTGTTGAGCTTGGTGACGATATTGAGGATGCATCCGCAGCTCTCAATGATCTTAAAGTGATCAATGAGAAGAAAATGGAAGAGCAGCGTCAGCTTGCAGAGTCTCAGAAGTCAGAGGCTCAGAACAAAGTAAAGAAGATCGAAAAGCAGATCATGGATACCGAAGAGATACTTCCTGGAATGAAGGTCCCTGAGCGTAAAAGAAAAGAGCTTTTCGATCAAATGACACAACCTGTGAAGGTAACAGAACAAGGACCTATATATGCGATACAGGAGTTAAGGGCCAAAGACCCAGTGACCTTTGACCTCAGACTTCATTATCTGGCATCGTTAGGACTCTTTAATGAGAATCCGGACATCTCGGTGTTCGGCCGTACAAGCAATAGTAAAAGTGTAAAAAAGTTCACTGACTCTCTGGAGAATCAGCGTTCGAGTAATTTTGGAGGCGGAGGAAACCGTCAACAAATATTTGGTAGTGTAGATCAAGATCTACTCAAGTCATTGGATAATCTATTTTAAACTAAAAACAAAATGCCACAAATTTCTCCATTTCAGATGACGGAGGCTCAATCGTGGGCAGGTCTTACGACTTCCAATCACATGGGAGCGATCTATCAGGCCGCACCTCAGAAAGCCTCCAATCTTATGAGACGTATCTATACCTCTAACTTTGGTATGGATCTGGACAGTTATCTATCTGATATTCCTTACAAAGTATTGGAAACAGATGATGACTTCACTTGGGAACTCATCGGTTCGGCCAAGAAGAATGTTCCTTTGGTAGAAGCACAGATCAACGGTACTGCCGTTGCAGCAGGTGATCAGCCAGGATTGAACTTCTCTCGATTCGACCTTATCTTCCCAGAACAGCACTTTACTGATGTTCACACTATCGTTGGACATAAGAATGAGGTGTATCAATTGCGTATCGTAGCAGATCCTGTTCCTGATGGGACCAACTGGCGATACACTGTAGAACTTGTAACAGGTGATCCTGCCGCTTTCATGCCGGTAGAAGAGCTTGAGGCAGGTACCCGTTTCAGCCGTGAATGGTCTCTTGTTGAATCAACTCTTTCTAAGAAAGGTGGTGGTATCAACTTTGAAAGCCCGTTCACAATGCGTAACGCATTCTCTATGATCCGTATGGAGCACACTACTCCAGGAAACATGATCAACCGACCTTTTGCTACCAAGTGGCAATCAGCAGGTGAGAACGGTGAGCTTGTTACTCACACTACATGGACCCAGTATGAGGACTATGTGTTCGATTATCAGTTCCGTCAGGAAAAGAACCGTCTCTTGATGTTTGCACGTAGCAACCGAGGGGCTAACGGTGAGTACTTCAACATCGGTAACTCAGGACACATCATCAAGCAGGGTGCCGGTATCCGTGAGCAAATGGAAGCGTCTAACACTTCTTACTACAGCTCATTCGATATTGATTACTTGACCGAGGTCCTTGTTGACCTTTCTGAAGGTAAGCTTCCTACAGATGAGCGTCACTTCGTACTACGTACAGGTGAGCGTGGAGCTATCCAGTTCCACCAAGCTTTGGAAGATCAGTCTCAGTTGTACACTCCTCTACGGAATGAAAGCCGTCTATACGGAGCTTCAAGCGCCAATGGTGTTCAGATGCCTCTTGGATACGGTGGTCAGTTCGTTGAGTACCTGGGACCTAACGGTGTCAAGGTGACCTTGATGGTGGATTCAATGTACGATGATCGTGAAAGAAACAAGTTGTATCACCCTGACGGTGGTGTAGCTGAGTCTTACCGATATGACATCATGGACATTGGTACTACTAACGGAGAGCCTAACATCCAGAAGTTCTACGTGAACGGATCTGAGGACATCATGGGTTACATCCCAGGTCTGAGAAATCCTTTCTCTCCTGTAGGTGAGCGTAACATGAACATGATGGCGATGAGTACTGATGGTTACTCTGTACACCGTGCCTCTGTGTGTGGTGTTGCAGTATACGATCCATCACGTACTGCTTCATTGATCCCAAGTATTTTAGCATAATCAATAAATAGATCTGAGAAGAGATGAGCAAAACGGATGTAACAATAGCAGAGTTCAAGCTTCCTAACCGGAAGGTAAAGATCGTGCCATTGAAAAGAAAGAGGGGACTCCTACCTAAGGAGCATGAGGCCAGCTTTCTTTTTAAAGAGTCTTATTATGAAGTATGCGTTCCTATCGATGAGAGGGGACGTATGAAAGATCCATTGACACCAGAAGAGCGGGCTTTCTTTGAGAGCCCCTCTTCCGGGATGGATTTTGAACCCAATGAACTTTCTGTAACAAGAGAGAAGAACTATTACACAAAGAAAAAGGCCAAGGTCCGTCTCAAGAATGAGGTAACGTATCTTGACCTATCACGCCCTGATGATTACATGAAGTACAAGATCCTACTTACAGTTAAGGATCGTATTGCACTTTCTGATGATCCAAGGGAAACGAAAGTGACGCAGAAGTTTGCACTGGTCGATGAGAACCATGAAACTCAACAACAGTTGAATGAGCTTGATACCAAGCTTGCAGCCTATACTGAGTATGGTGCGATCAAGAAGGACTTCAGATCACTTCGTCATGTCATTATGGTGGCTACAGGCAAGAAAGTTGGTAAGAATGCCAAACTTGAGTTCCTACAGACAGAGGCCAATCGTCTTTTGAGCAATGCTCCGGAGGCTTTCCTCAATGCTGTCAGAGATAAAGACCTTGAGACCAAGATCCTCATTCAGGACGCTATCACTGCAAAAGCTCTACGTAAGCAGGGTATTGCATATTACACTCCTGGAGGTGATCTTATCGGTAACAATCTTGCAGAAGCTGTAGAGTTCCTTAACAACAAAAAGAACCAAGACCTTAGACTTGTTATCGAGAAGAAGGTTGATGCAATGGAAGACTGATGACAACTACCGAGTTCAGAGACTACGTACTTGTAACTTACGATTCAATATCCAACTTTGCTGCACCTGGATATGAGGATGCGGATATCAATCTGTTCCTCAACGCAGCTCAGGAGGACTTCGTAAAGTCTCTGTACAACGGTATGTCAAACCTAGGGAGAGTAGGCTTTGAAGAGACTGAGAAAAGATCAAAGGATCTGTCAGAGCTTAAAAGGTTTGCTGATATTTCAGGAACTACTCCAGGTAATCATGGTTCTAACAGTCTTTTCGTACAGTTGCCAACTGAGTATCTGTACACTATCAACGAAGAGGCTACAATTTCTTTTACCTCTTGTGGGGAGACCGTATCCGAAAGGGTATCGGTCAAACCCATCAGAGAGGATTATTACAATGCCAACAGAAAGAATCCTTACAAAAGACCGGACAATACACTTGTCTGGAGAATGGATGCAAGTAGGGCATTGGATTCTGCTCCAGTAACAGGTACAAGTAAAAGACATGAACTGATACTTGGAGACAACACAACCTTTAATACATATCACGTATCATACATAAAGTACCCTAAAGAAATAGATATTACTGATGCAACCAATCTTACAGGTTTCTGCGAACTGGACCCATCAACTCATAGACAAATAGCTGACATGGCCGTGCAATACATGCTGGAAGCTGCAAGACAGCCACGATTCCAAACGCATGTATTCAAAGAAAGTCGTGTCGTAGAATAGTTTTATTAAAAAAGGCAATCTGATGTTAAAATGTTGTTACATAGCTGCCGATGAGCGTTTCCTATACAAGAAAGGTGGAATTGGGAATCCGTCACATAGAGAAACAGATGACGCTCATGTCCCATTATTTTTTAACCTAAATCTTTAATTAAAATGGCTACAAGTCAAATTAAAAACGCTCAAGAGATCTTTATCGGAGCTAATGTTGCTGCTCTTTCTACAGGAGTGGTTCCTAACGATGGTGAGATCATTGTATTGGATGAGCAAGGAGCTCGGGTCACCACTGCGAGTGCTGCTACTACTGACAAGTTCAAGTTGGTACTTGGACGTGCAGGACAGAATCCTTTGTTCTCTGACCTCATTGAAGTAAGTAGTATATCCAATGTAAACTCTGCTGCAGGTGCTGCACGAGTGAACCAAGTTACCAGCATTGGTTTTGATGGTACTTCAGGTTCTATCGATGTAGTTGCAAACAACCTTTACTACATTCGTCTGTATGTTCAGGAATTGCTTTCTGCAGAGTCTGATGGTCAGAAGATCAAGCATGGTGTGTTCAAGTCAGTTTCAAGTTCTGGTCAAGCTGACATCTCTCTTGGTCTTACATCTTCTTTGATCAACAACTTCCTACGTGAAGCTGAGAAGTTTATCACTTTTAAAGCTATTTGTTCTGAAGCACTAGCTGCTGCATTTGATTTTGATGAAACAGTAAGTGTTGTAAAAGGATCTACTAAGATTCAGAACGCGGATGCTACTCCTACTTATAACACGGGTACTTCTCCAGTTGTTGGAGATTTTGTTAGAATTGGAGCTACAGCTACCGGTGCAGTTTCTTTAACATCTGATGTTTACAAAATTGTTGCAATTTCAGGAGGTGAAATTACTCTTGATCGTCCTGTTCAAGTTGAAGGAGGAGATCGTGTAACAGGTTCTAGCTACACTCAAGTAATTCCTGCAGCAGCAGGTAACCTTGCGGATTGGGGAGTTGTTCTTACAGGAGCTGACCTTAGCTTTGGATATCCTGATTACAAGTACAAGATCGCTCGTTGGGAAACTCAACTTGAGAACTTCGGATCTACTCTTCTTGGAGAAGTTGCTGGAAGTCCAGGTGTAGGTACTTACGAGTCCATTGCTTCTTTGGAGCACTTCTTGAAAGGATTCCAAGGTGAGATCTACAGAATGGGATCACCAAACATCTATCAGCCTATCTTGGTTGCAGATCCTGCAGTTGCAGGTGGAGCTTATCAGGTGATCACTTTCAAACACCAAAACTCTATTGTGACTGGAAGTTTCACTAACGAGGTATCTCCTAAACAAGTAATTGTTGCTATTCCAGAGACTGCTCCAGCATTTGCTGTTACAGCTACTGGTAACAGTTTAGGTGCTGTGTTGACCGTTCTTTTGGGATCAACTATTACTATTGCCTAATAACCTTTAAATAGATCTGATGGGGAGCCGTAACTCCCTGTCAGATACTATTTTTATCTTAACAAGCACATGGGATTATTTAAAAAAATAACAGGACAGAATCACTTACCGGGTACCAATGATAATGGATTGAGAGTCTACTCTAAACAGTTCAATGAGCTTGTAGATGCCTTGGAAAAGATTGAGGGGTTAGATGATATTCATCCAAAAAACTTTGACTTCACAGACACGCTCAGTTATTTGACTGAAGAGGATTATGAGATCAATGTTGGTAAAGAGTTTTTAGGGTCGTGGCAGAACCTTGTATTTACTGGAGATGTTTTGGGGTCAGTAATTACATCTGACAATCATTCCATTTTCAATATTATCGGTGATGGAGAAACTGAAATAGACCCTATCGGACTTTCATTTCCTGATCAGCTTTCTGGTCAGTTATTGAAAATAACATCTGGAGACCTTTCTGGATCATCACTTTCAAATCTCATAAAATATTCTGACGATACTCTACTCGGTGGTGACGAAAGGTTTTTGAATTTTAGGGAATCCATATTCGTAGACCCTTCTTCTGGAGATGTTACCGAGATAATTGATGGTTACCTTATAGACTCCTCAGCCTCTTCATACGAAATAACAAAAACAAATAATTCTGGAGAAACAGTAAAGCTTGAAGTTTTAGATTCAGAATCGGGTTTTAAATTATCAAACGATCTTGCCGACAATACAGCATCAGTATTAAGGATAGAAGACAATAACGGAGATGCAAGGCTTGAAGTAAAAAATGATGGTGTAACGCTCAGTGATCTCACAATTGACTTTACAGACACGCTCAGTTATGTGACGGATAATGACTTAGAATCACCTTTCGGATTTCAATACATACCCGCATTTGGAGGGTTCATTGATACAGATTTTTCTGGTGACTTTATCGGTAGTAAATACGAAGGTAGTGATGTCACGATCTCTAAGGGTATTTTTGACGGTGAAACAGAGCTTGTTGGGCTTGGTGTATCTGTTCCGTCTTCAATTGCAGGGACAATATACGAGGTCAATAGCGGTGACTACTCAGGGTCTTCACTTTTTCACGGTAGCGTGATAGTAGATAATACTGGTGTAGGAGGATCACTTACAAGAAACTTCTCTTTAAGGGGGAATTTCATTGACACTGTCTCTGGGGATAAGACCTATATGGGGCATGAACTTGGGATAGGTGATTCAACCCCGTTTTACAATGTTGCCACAAAGACAAATAGTTCTGGAGAAGTTATCAGTATGGAATTGTACGATTCAGCAAATGGATTCGTAATTGCAAACGACCTATCAGATAACACGGCATCGGTAATTAGAATTGAAGACAACAATGGAGACGCTATACTTGAGTTCTTCAATGACTACCTTGTATCAGAGACGATACCAGCACTTGACTACGCAGATGATGCGGCTGCCGCTACAGGAGGAGTACCTGTAGGCGGTATTTACCATAACTCAGGAACCATAAGAATAAGACTGACATGAGACTAAAATTAGAAAAGATCAAAAGACACGCAGACAGTGACCTTGTATTTGAGGTCAGATTCAATGTCATTGCAAAGGAAGGTGGACTTATCGCTAACAAAAGAGGTAAGGTCACACTTGAAGGAGACCCTGACTCACCAGACTTCATTCCGTTCAGTGAACTGAAAGAGGAGGATGTGAAGGCATGGATACGTGCAGAGGTTGACGTTGACGCTATTGAGGCTGAAGTTCAGCAGATACTTGAGGATAAGAAGTCCAAAGTAGGCTCAATTGTCATATCATCATCATTAAGTAAAATTTAACTTAAATGCCCTTACCTACATTAAATCTATCGGTATGTACAAAGGATAACTGTAATGTCCTATCTGTTACTGATATTACTGGAGGATACTCGGCCAGCAATACTGGAGGTTGGGGCACTCCTAACAGTGATAGGACAGATGTGACCGATGCGTCTATCATTATCAAAGATTCTACAGGTATTGTACATACTGAAGACATCACATCTCAGACCAACGCAGTTGATTGGTATGCAGATTTTACTTACGAGGAAATACCTCTTACATTGCCTGATGGGTTGTACACTGCAACTTATGTTATAACTGTAGGATCAGATGAAGCTGCAGCTACTACAGAGAAAACAGTAAAATTCTATGTTTATTGTGACCTAAAGTGTTGTGTACATAAAAGACTTCACGCAGCTATTGTTGCGTATGGCAATGATCCTTGCAAGAATGCGGATAAACTGAATTTTGCCAATTATCTCTGGGCCCTTTTAAAAGACTTTGAGGATGCTGCCAGAGGATGTAATTTTAACAAAGCCAAGACAGCCTTTGACAAGCTCACTGCATTGTGTGCCACTGAGGAGGACTGTAGTTGTAAATAATATCAGAGATGAGTGAATGTAATGATTGTTTAGGATCAGTCCAACTTCAGCAGGGACCGGCAGGACCAAAAGGCACGACCGGGGCGCAAGGCCCAGTAGGACCACAAGGTCCAGAAGGACCGGCAGGAGCTGCCAGTACTGTAGCAGGCCCTCCAGGAGATGATGGTACATCAATTCTCTATACTCTAGAAGAAGATCAGGAAATAACTGATCTAAGCTATGCTACAGCTTTACCGGAAACATGGACAGTGACCGGAGGTACTTTGGATACTGATGGAGATACATTGAGACTTACAGCTCTTACTCTTCCTACTCTGAGTGATCTTTCTCTTACCGGTATGAAGATTCAAGTAGATGGGACTGACGTTCAGATAGGACTCGGCACAGGATTGTTTGACTATCCTAACATAAAGGTAAAGGGTCCATTTTCTTACAGGATCACTTTGGATATTGTCAGATTCTCTTCAATAGGCCTTAGAATAGAATCTCATTTACAGACATATCAGGTACAGCCAGGATACTCTGATTACTCTTCTGAAGTAATAGTACCCATGGCAAATAACTTAGGAAACGTATTCAAAACCTCTCAGACCATGGCTGTCAACTTGGCCAATGACTTTGATGTGGATATTCTTTTGGAAACAGATTCTGCGCTGAGGCCGGTAAAATTATTGACAGCTAAGCTTGAACTTCTAAAAAAGGCATAATATGGCTACATTTAAAACACATAATGCTATCTCTGTAGGAACAGTTACTATTCCTGTAGATCTTGCAACATCGTCACCTGAGATCGTTTACGAAGATCATCTTATCACTGGGACGGTCACTCTTGCAGGGATAATGCAGATAGTTGCAGGAGGAACTCCTACAGCAGGTCAGAAAGTACGTATCTATTGGGATGCAAATCTTACAGTACCTGCTTTGACAGGAGTAACCGTGTTCGGAGTACTTGCAATACCTTCTGAAATACTAAAAGCTACCAACTTCATCATAGAATGTTTTTATGACGGATCTGCTTGGATAGTAAGTGTACTGGAAGAAGCTTCAGCTCCATTTGAGTTGGGAGAGATAGATACTCCTGATATTGCAGACGATGCCATTACCAATGCTAAACTCGCCAACATAACAAGAGGAAGTATCAAGGTAGGAGGTGCTTCTGATGCTCCTACAGACCTTGACGCAAAGACATCAGGACAGATACTTGTAGGTGACGGAACAGATGTAGTTTCAGTTGCAGTTTCAGGAGATCTGTCTTTAGCTTCTACAGGAGCAGCTACTATTCCGGCAGGAACTGTTACTCCTTTAAAATCATCAGCAGGTGTAAATCAAAGACAGTTCACTGTACAACTTGAAGGAGACTCTGCAAGCAAGATAGGGGCCATCAAATATCCCATGTGTCTACCTAATGGAGGAAGCTGTACAGTAAATGCAATATATGCTACTGTTAAGCAGGTACCTGCCACTGACACCTTTACTGTAGTCGCAAAGAATAACGCAAGTACTTTGATGACCGGAAGTCAGATAGATATTACAACTGCATTACTTTTAGGCAATGTAGTGACCGTGACACCTACAGCAAATAATACTTTTACAAACTCAGGAGCAACTGAGTTCATAACTCTGGAAACATCTAAAACAACTCCAGAGGCATGTATAGTTGATATTACTATCTGCTACACTATTACTGCCTAATGGGTTTTAGGATAGAAAATAAAGCCACTGAACTTCTCATCTACGATACGGTTGAGAAGAACATCAATTATTACCCTAAAGAAAACCTAAGTGTAATAGCTGAGGCAGGTGAGGTGGTCATTCTTGATGATAATGAAGAGATACTCAGAGCAGACTCTACTCAGATAGATGATCCATCTGTCAATGGGGTGTATGATCTTGTCACTACTATCAAGTCTTATTTGACACTTGAAGGTGATAATGATAATATATCAGGAGGCTTTGCAGATTACAATGATTTTGCTACATCTCAACCATTAGGAGCAATAAGTGTTACTGGTGGAGGTGCGGCAGTAGTAATAACAAATGATACCCTTGGTGCTTACACCAATACTCAGTTCCTGCCTGAAGGAGTTGACAGACTTTGGGATCCAAGCACTAATAACTTTGATTGGTCAGACCTCAAAGTAGGTGATATGGTTGATATCAGACTTGATATTATTGTTAAAACACTATCGTCAAATACAGGTATAGACGTTTTTTTGCATTTAGGAACAGGAGCAGGTGCTTATTCAATACCTTTTATACAGGAGCATAATTTCAAGTCATCTGGAAATCATCAGATAACAAGTTTTAACTCAATATACATCGGTGATACGAACACACTGAATAACGGAGGTCAGTTCAAGATAACAGCAGATGCTAACTGCAGTGTTGCTGTCAACGGTTGGTACGTTAGATGTCTAAGAAGAGGAATAGTATAATGGCTAGTAAGAAAGATCCAAGATTAGCAAGAGCCGGAGTATCAGGTTACAACAAACCTAAAAGAACTCCAGGCCATCCTAAGAAGTCACACATCGTAGTGGCCAAACAGGGAGATAAGGTAAAGACCATTCGTTTTGGTCAGCAAGGTGTGAAGACCAACCAGACAGTTGGGCAGAGAAAGGCATTTAAAAGCAGGCATGCTAAAAATATCTCTAAAGGCAAGATGAGTGCTGCTTACTGGGCTGATAAAGTAAAGTGGAGTCCAAGTAAAACCAAGTCTCCAAGTAAAAAGTGGAAGAAAGGGTAATGGCTCTTAAGAAATCACAGAAGTCTTTAAAGAAGTGGACAGGTCAGAAATGGATGACCTCAGGTACCCATGCTAACAAAAAGAAAGGTAAGAGTAAAGAAGTAAAGTCAAAGGGTAAGAAAAGATATCTTCCTAAAGCTGCTTGGGATAACCTAAGTGCAGGGGAAAAAAGAGCAACCAATAAAGCAAAAGCCGCAGGTAACAAAAAAGGAAAACAGTTTGTATCACAGCCTAAGAATATTAAAAAGAAAACAGCGAGATACAGAAAATGAAAAAGAAAAAACCCTCGTCTAAAAAGTCCAAAGTAAATGCTGCTGGAAACTACACAAAGCCTTCTATGAGAAAGGCTCTGTTCAATAGGATCAAAGCAGGTAGTAAAGGAGGAAAACCTGGACAATGGTCTGCAAGAAAAGCTCAGATGCTTGCAAAACAATACAAAGCTAAAGGCGGAGGTTACAGAGATTAACATTTAAAAACTAACTACTATGTACGGTAAAATGAAAAAGAAAAATAAGCCTGCATCTATGACTAAGGCTAAGATGATGAAGAAAGGCGGAATGGAGTCTATGAAGAAAAAAGGCCTGACAGGCAAACAAAAGTCTTTACCAAAAGCTTTGCAGGCTAAGATCATGAAATCCAAGAAAAAGTAAGATGAAATCTTCAAAGAAAAAAATGTATAAAGGCGGTGGAATGGAAACCGGAGGTATGATGGAGATGCTTATGAAAAAAGGAGGAGTTGAAACTCGAAGTGTAAAAAGACCTTCTGCTTGTATGATGAAGCGTAAGAAATGAAAAAGTCAAAGAAGCATCCAGGATTCAAAGCAGTTCAGGCTAAGATAGCTAAGAAGCAGGGTGTAAGTAAAAAGGCTGCCGGAGCTATACTGGCGTCAGCTACAAGAAAAGCATCTGCAAAAGCAAAAAGAAAGAATCCAAGATTGAAAAAAGTTAAAGGATGAACGCTGTAGATATAAGAAACTACGTAAGTGTTAAAAGTTGTTGCCTCTCAACCAAGGGGCTCTCTTTGCTTGATAAGATGCGTGGAGGGCAGATGGATCCCTGTTGCATGACAAAACATGTGACAGCGAGAACAGTATCCGATCTCATGTCAAAGGCTCCAGTGCAGGACACTTGGCAAAAAGTTACTTATACAGCTGAAGGTAGGTATGTAGGAGATCCTATGATCTGGAGCTATTTGGAAACAACCAATGCTTTAGGCGAGACCATACAGCACGGAAGAGTTCCTAACGGACAACCATCTTATACCATACCTGTAGGTTATGCTACTCCAGGAAAAGGATTTGAGTTGGGTCAGATCATTACAGAGCTTTTCAATCAAGGCAGTTCTGATCCTTTGAACCTTCAGATAAAGGTTGTAAATACAACTCCCCCAAGCCCTCCTCAAAATACCTTTACTCTTGAAGTTACTTTGTACGCAAATGACAATTACTTTGATTCAGCAGGAAACTTTGTAGGCATAAACCTAACTGCAGTTTTTACAGGATTCATACTTGAAATAGAAAGGGATGAAAATAACGATCCTGTCTATACAGTAGCTCCTACAACAGAAAGACTTTATCCTTGTCTTACATCAAGTGACATATGCGATCTCGCTTCTTTTTTAGATGATTACTGTGATTCTTGTAATGAATATGAACCAGAAAATGTAACAAATTAAAATGCCAGGAGTAGGAATAATAGGAATAGGTTTTGGAGGTGGTGGAGCAAAAGAGCTTCGACAGGACTACCAACCAGAAGGAAGTCCTGATACTTTTTACTCGTACATAGGTGCAGCAAATAAAGGTACATTGGAAAGTGCTGAAAAGTGGTTCATTACACGAATACTTCACAACCCTAACGGAACAACGGCAACAGCAACAGCCGAAGATGTTGCTTGGACAGACAGACTAACAGTAACTTATACGTAAGCAAAATGGAAAAGAAATTCTCAACAGTGATCAATCAAGTAGGTTCGGCTTACGTGGCCGTTTTAAACTGCTGGACAATCAATGAAGAAGGTCAGCGTGTACCTGTAGATAACAAGACGCTAAACAACCTTGCAGACTATCCAAGTGCTTTGGCTGCTGCAACTGAGTTTTACAATCAAAACAAAGACTGATGGCAACGATAACAAGCGCACAATCGGGTAATTGGTCAGACACGGCTACTTGGGTGGGCGGTGTTGTTCCTACAAGTGTGGATGATGTGGTAATAGCCATCGGTCATACCGTACAAGCGGATGTGGATATTACTGTATTGAGCCTGTCTAATATTGGATCGAGTAGTGGCAATGTGGTGGTCAGCGCATCAAGAGTGATAACTTGCACTGGCGCGGGCATATTTGGAGCCAGTAATGGATTTGGTTTTATAAATATCACGGCAGTAATTGGCAACACCATTACCATCAACAGTAATGTAAATGTAAATGCAGGGCAATATGGTATCGGAACAGTAAATATAACTGGTTCCTGTATAGTTAACATCAACGGAGTAATTACTGGCAGCAGAGGTGCTGCTGGTCTGTATGGGTATTGCATAAGACTTAATGGTGCTGGCGTTACTTGTAATATAAACGGCTCAGTATTGGGATCTGCGTCAGTTGGTGGTAATCAGCAGACTGCTGTACTTTCGACAGGTGGATCTTCCTTCATCAACATAACTGGGATAGTGACAGCCAACCTCAGTGCCTGTGTTCAATCTTCCACTGCTACGGACACCATTACCATCAATGGTAGTATTACATCTTCAACATCGGAAGAGGCGGTTAATACAGTCGCTGGGTCATTGCTTATCCTTGAAAACGTGATAGTGACCAATACCGTTGAACGTATGGCGTTATTGTGTTCGCGGTTGCGTTTTGGAACAATGTCAGATACTGCACAATGGAGGTTTGGAACTAATACATTAGGTGAGGACAAGTTCCTCTATACTGCATCCACTCTAACAGGTTACCCATTAGAAGAAGATGTAGAAGATGGTGTTGTTTACGGGCCTTCTAATGAGTATGAAGGAACGCTTTCGCCTGTTAATGTTGATACCGCACAACTTGCTTCCGACCTGTTAGATGACATACAGACATCATCACACGTAGTGGCACAACGATTAAGAGCAGCAGCAACGGATGACAGCGTAGGTAGTATAGTTACAAGCACATTGGGCGCACCATGAAAGCAGACCATACTATAATTACCATAATTTACAATCTCTAAACCATGCCAGGAGTAGGATTCATAAGGCCAGCAGGGAGTGGAGGAGTAGGTGGAGGTTCTGTTTCAGTGGAAGTATCCAATGCATCACCAAGCATAGGCGATACGATTACAATAACAGCAACAGCAAGCGGTTACACGCCCGACAGTTA